CTGCTCTGATTGTTCTTGAACACTTGTCAAACATACAGAATGATAATGCGTCCCATAGAGTTGATTTACCACTTGCATTTGGTGCGAAGATTCCATATGCACCTTTCATATTTGTAAAGTCAATTACATTGTTAGTTCCATATGAAAACATATTAGAAAACTCAAATCGTTTTGGAATCCATGTTGAGTTACCAACAATATTTGGTTTTCCAAGTTTATCATTTATATCTTTATTGATATTGGTAACTACACTTAGTTGTTCTTTTGTAAGATGTTCTGTTTCTTCTAAATACTCTTCAATAAGTTTATTTTGGAAACCTGTATCTCTTACGTTTTGTAATACTATTGATTGGTGTTCTATATCTCTTTTACGAGTAAGTACTTTTTGTACAGTTAGTTCTTGTACATCTGCTTGTTTCTTAATCTTTGCGATTAATCTATTAAGTTGTGAAGTCTTAGTATCTTTTACTCTTACCCTAACTCTTGGTTTATTTGGCATATGATTGTCAGATACTATCTTACCATTTTCAATGTCAATAGTCACATATCCATAATCATTATGTATAGGAACAAACTCACTTTTTAGATTTTTCATATCCCAAACTAAGATACCGTGAATAGGATATTTAGCTTCACCGTGATTTTGAACTATCAATGAGCCAGAATATTTGATATGTGATTTACCCATCACCTCATTGTTTGGTTTATGGATATCACCTAACAATACTAAATCATAATTTTCAAAGTGTGATACTTTTACATTTTGATTCTGTATTACAAATCCGTGTTCAGTTTCAATGTTATCAACAGGACCGTGTAACATTGCAATTCGTCCATTGTTTTTCTTGTAGTCTGTAGCAGGTGGGAATCCTTCTGATTTATCCCATATTGATTTATGTACAAACGTGTAACCACCAATTCCAACTGCACTTGTATCTTTTATGTAGTATAAGTTTGGGTGGTCTAATGCTTTCATGATTGGACTAAGAGCGTCTAATCTTGATGTATTGTTTAGATTTGCATCGTGATTGCCAGGAATAACAATAGTTGGTAGTAAGTCTGATAACTTACATAAAAATTCTTGAGTTAAATCAACAACCTCAGGTGACATATCAGTTTTTGCGTGTACGATATCACCTGCGATATAAATTATGTCATTTTCTCTCATTGTGGATAAGATATATCCATAGAGATTAGAAAATACCTCACGGTATTCTTTATGTCGTTGAAGGTTTCTTATATGCACATCTGCGATGTGATATATCTTTCCGATATCGGACACACCGACATCGATATACTTTATTCTTCTCATACGTTAAATAGTTGATACTCCATCAACTTTTTTAAATCAAGTTGTGGTGTATCATAAATTTTTTGGTTTATACGTTCATATCCCATTTCGGATGGGTCTTCATCACCTAAATCTACTAAATGAGTCTCAATCCCGTAGGACATAAACTTTTTAGACAGACCTATTGCGTTAGATATAGCATCCGAATCTAATACAATATACAACTTTTTTACGGAATTTCCAATTATTTTCTGTTCTAATTTAGATTGTATTGATTTTCCAAATAGTGGTATTACATTTCTTCGTATTGCTATTGCGTCAAATGCTCCTTCACATAAAACCAATGGTATATCCCAATTCACTAAAAGGTCAAACCCCACAATGTCTTTAGATACCTTTGGATTTTTGTGTTTATATTTTGATTGATAGAATGACCTACCAACAAAAAAGTTTAGTTTTCCATCACTGTCATAAGATGGTATAATAATTTTATCTTCATATTCTCCTGTTTCACAATATCCTATATTATATTTCACAATATCCTCAGGTCTAAGTCCACGTTTTAACAAATAGTTAAGAGCGTGTTTATACTTAAATGAGTTTGACTTTTTGTAAAGTGGTTTAAATTCTTTTGGAAGTTCTACTTGATTTACCTGTATCTGATTATCAGAATGAACATAACGGTTTATTCTACTGAATATACTATTGTACTCGTCCCAAGTTTGTTTAGATACACGGAGTTTTTTAAAAAGAGTCTTAATACTTCTACCCTTTTCATCCGATATCCAACAATGCCACGGATTTTGTCCATCAGAAGTAATCCTAATATTTACTTCTAATTTAGGTTTGTAATGGTCTACAAACGGGGAATAAAATGCGTAATTATCACCCGATGTTTTCTTGGATTTACCAAGAACAGACTCCAATAATTCAAGTAATCTATCTTCCATTTAGTATAAACTTACACTAATATACAAAATTATTTTGAAAAATCAAAGAAATTTTCCTTCTCTTTTTCATCAATCCATTCTTGGGGTATTTCTTTTTTAGCCCATTTGAAACCATTCTTCTCACACCATTGAGAGTAAGTAGTTTTAGAACCTTTATATATTTTACCATTTGGGGACTGTAAAACAAATCGTAAATCCATGTCAGGATTCTGTTCTCTAATGAGTAAATGTTTCTTCCTGTCTTCAGGTAAAAACCAACCCTTTGATTCAATATAGATACCGTTTGGTAATCTGAAATCAGGTTTGTAAGTGTGATGTGTTGCTGGTACTGTGTATGATACTTCGTATTGTTCATATTCACCATCAATTCCTTGTGCTTTGAGTTGTTCATCTATACGAGTTTCCAACCCACTTTTGTGTCCCTTCATTTTTTGGATGTGGGACCAATTTCCTTTTTTATTCATAACTTTATTCAAAATCTAATCTAACATCAACTGTTACATCAACATCCTGTCTTTTCTTCATTGGTGAACCTAACTTACCAATTGCAAGTAATTCACCATTGTCATTGTAAAGACCAATTGATGTTATGTAAGGTCTGAAGTCTGACCCTGTAACAAAATCTCTTAGTACATGACCACTGTCGTCACCTGTTAATCTTAACGTGTTATTTTGTGAGACGTTATACTCACCTCTTCCTATTTCACATAGGATTGATTGTTGTTCTATTTTTTTAGTAGAGTTAAATGTAAACTCAAAACCTTTTTGTGCATAATTAAAATTACCATCACCTAAGAAACAGTTTTGATATTTTGGTCGTGGGTCTGTTATTACTATTAATCCCTTTTCATAAAATGTATATCCACATTCTCTCGTTTGATATGCTGAACCACTAATTACATGATTGTTACTCAATGATGAAATATTATTTGCTGTAAGGTTTGTATTGTAGAATCTAATTTCATCTATTGAACCACTTGTACCTGTATCACCCATTCCGTTTTTACACATTATCATTACATCTTGTTCATTACCGATTGGTCTTCTAACGTGAGTAGCACCAAAGTCATCGAGTTGAACTCCATCAACATAGAATTTCATGGTTCCACCATTTTGACCACCTGTGTGATTTACAATAATATTATGCCACTGATTGTCATTAACCGCCGATGAGGTTACTGTAAGTGAACTTATCTTATTTTCTCTTCCATCAAAAAATTGGAATTGTAATTTACCACTCAACTGTTGTCCTGCCGATTGGTTGAATACACTTACTTTAAATGGGAATGATGCTGGTTCGGTTACTATTGTTGACCCAAACGAGTCTGAAGACTGTCTCACCATAGGATTGTAATCAAGATATGGATTATACTCTTGACCCGCTTTTGCTAATATTATATTTCTATTTGATTCTAACATAGACTGACTTGGTGGTAGTTTAACCCATGCTGATATTGACCAATTTTCAAATGAGTTAAAAAAGTCAGTATTACTACCTGCTGCAGGTACATATAAAGAAGATGATGTTTGTAAAAATGCACCATAACCACTTGATGATACTTCACCTGTTGTAGTTATTCCATTAACTATTGTTACATTTTTACATTCAAGATTATTACCAAACGGACCTTCATCTTTTTGAATTTTATAGATTGTATTTGGTTCGAGTAAATTAAATCCTAAATAGAATTTTAAGAATCTTTTATCAACAAATTTAGTATGGTCTATTGCGGTATCATATAAATGACCGTGACTGTTGTCATATTTAGATTCACTTAAATGTAATGACGCAGAACCTGCAAGTCTTGAAAAATCTGAAATAGTTACTGATTCAGGTTTGATTCCCAATCCATACTTAAGTTGAGGTATTGAAACTACCGATGCGGTTGCATATAGTTTCATGTGACCATAATCTTTAAAACATGATTGTTTAATACTACTCCATACAATTTTTTGTGGAATCTTATTTAACTCTGTTGATATTGCACCTGAACCCGTTAGGGTCGTAGTGTCGTATTCAACACCTTGATGTTTAGATTTGGAAACTTCAATCTTAGTATTAAATGGGGATATTGCTCTAAATGTAGATATTCCGAATGATGACGAATAATTCGTATCAGTTACCTCATATCTTTTATGAGCTTTGTAGGGACGTTTGGTTATTCCCTGATTGAATATCCTTTTGAATACTTTGGCCATACTTCATCACTAATTCTTAAAAGTCTAATTTAACCTTAATCAATACTTCGTTTTGGAATGATTTCAAAATTGGTTTAGAAAGTTTAGCGATTGCAAGTAGTTCATTATCATTGTTATATAACCCAACATTTGTAATATAAGTTTTTGGGTCACCAACATATGTTGACTGATTCAATCTACCCTCTGAACCTGAAATATAAGTAGGGTTATTACTAAAATTGTACTCACCGTTCTTAGCTCTAACAAAATAGAATGTTGATTTTACTTCTTCTTCATTTCTTGCTTGGAACCCGTTTGATGAGTTTGCTGCTGCAGCTCCACTTATCGCTAAGAATAGTCTATTGTGGTTTTGATTATCTGCTTGAGTTCTAACAGTACCCAATGATGCTGATGTATCAAGAAGTGCTGCTCCTAATACTATAATACCATGTTGTGGATAAACTTCACCAAAATGTCTTGTTGAGTTTTGGATACCACCTGTAAGAGAACCTGATACAATATTGTATTTAGTTTGTCTTGCGTTACCTGCTTGGTTAGTATCACCACTATCGTCAATCAATCTCAACATATCATTTCCACCTGAACCTGAGATACATAATTCCCAATTGCCAGGGTCTAATCTATCTTTTAATCTTGCTCTGTTGATTGCGATTACATATACATCATCTTGATTCGTGTCATTAAATTTAAAAAACTTTTGATTAGATGGTAATAACACTTGTTGCATTTGTGAGTATATTGCAGATGAAGGTGAATCTTCATTTGTTCCTGCAGAACCACTACCTGCATAATGTCCATATGCTATTGAGAACTGAGGTTCGTTTGTTGATACTGATGGTTCACCATTGTATATCTCATAGTAATATGCTTTTTGAGTATTTGATAAGAATGATGAGGTAAAGAAGTTAGTTAGTTCACCACTTCCACCTGACCATAATCCTCGTGTTACTCTTTTTGTTCCACCTTCAACTACGTCTTCAGTAGTAAATGCTGAATAGACTTTACCACTTCCGTAGTCATATGCTCCTGCTGGAACAATTGGTGTGTCGTTTGTTGCCACATCATCATTTAATATTACATCAATTGGTGCGACACCAACTCCTGCTCCACCTGATGATGGTGGTGTTAATATTGTTGGTCGTGGATTAATAATAGGGGATACACTTACTCCACTACTTGGAGTGTTAGATGCACCACCACCATTTTGATAGTTCATACTTATCACATTATTGAAAGGTTGTGGTCCATAGATATTGTTATTTTGATAACCACCAAAGTTTGCTCCATCATTGTATGGATTGGCTCCACCACCCATTCCTATTCCCCCGTAAAAATTATTATCTAAAAATGCCATAGTTTATCTCCTATTCGTTAATTTTTGGGGTTACCGTAACATCTATCTCTGCTCTACCACCTGTTTCATTACCAATAATAATAATTCTTGTATTGGTGTTTTGATTTGTTGGTAGATTATTTGTAGGTGTAAATATGAATGCGTTAAGTCCTGTTACTGCTAATGCTTGATTAGTAGCATATGAATTAATATTAATAATAGGTGATGTTGTTCCTGGCACACCTGCGTTACCACCGACTGTACCCACATCACTATTAAGTAATATTGCTGTATATCCTAAGTTTTCATTACCACCATTTTTGGTAGTTACATTTATAGTTGTTGCTGTTCCTTCTTCCGCTGAAGATATTGAACTTATTGATAATTCTATAAATGGTAGTTTTACCGTTGACTTTGGTAACGATAATAATTTGTATTTCATCAAATATGAATCGTCAGTAATCGCCTCCAAGATTGGCATATTTTCAATAACGATACCATAGTAATCACTACCTAATGAATGAGCAGGATTCCAAAGGTCGTAATCGACCTCATCATCCGCTAATGCGAATTGGGTAATTGAAAATTTGTCTCTACCTTCCGCGAGTAATTCTCTTCCCCTCTTGGTAAGGATAGCGTCTACTGTTACAGATGAATTGTCTAAAAATCCCATAGTTGTTTCCTCTTTTACTTATATAAATATAGTTTTTTTTATTTTTAAATCATTTTTTTGGTTTTATCCACCTCTACTCGAATAAACTCCCCCTCGTCCTCGTCTTCTTCTGTTCTTATTTACATCTTCTGTTGCTCCCTTAGATGTATTTGCTGCACCAAAAGTTGACGTATTAGTCACGGGTGGATTTTGTCCAAAACCGTATCTAACATTAGATACATTTGTTTTTGTAGAAGTTGGTGAAGTTGGCGGTCTATAATCCGCACTTAACCCACCATTTCTATATTGTCTTTTTAATTGTTTTCTGGCTACATTGTCAACTGCTTTGTTTGCTGCGTCAACATTTAATGTAACATTTTTTCTTGTGTTTCCTACTGTTGGTATAAAACTAAATGATATTTTTTTATCACCACCTGCTATTTTAGCTGTAGGTCTTGCTATTTTCTTAGGTGGTTTAGGTAACGCTGGTGGATTTTTAAATATATCCCATTCCGTTACTATATCTTTTAAATTCCATTGTGATTTATTTGCTTGTTCTTTTCTTGAAATATGATTACTAACTGCTAATAAATCTTCAGATGGAATTATACCTATTACTTTTTCTTTACCTATTGTGTCTACAATATTTGTTTCTTTTGTAGTACTTACTACTATTTCTTTACTATCAACAGTAGTGACTTCTATTACAGGACTATTGTCAGGTGTATCAGTCGATTTGGCTGTTAAAGATGTACTTGATATTTTACACCCTTCATAAAATAAATTATTTAAGTTACCTGTCAATCTATCATCTTGAACTCTTGCAAAATGGAATGATGCTGAATTTGAGAACTCGGGTCCTAATGATGCACTTATAGCATTACTATAAAAATATTTTGGTTCTAATGCTGTTCTTGAAAGTCTTGCGTTTAATATCACTGACCCTGTCGGTGAATATTCCCAATATGGATTTGTATCTGTAAAATATTCTCCTGAAGAACTTAATCTAAGTATATCAGTATATTTGTATATAGATGGTTTAAACACATCTTTACTTATACTACTTGTATATGTTAGATACGACCCTGATATAAGACTTACTATACCTATTGGTGAATCTTCGTTATCATATTGATTTTGTGTAAAGGATATACCTTGTGGTCTTAGATAATTATTTCTTTCAAATATATGTGGTTCAATTAAAATACCTTTATGCCAATCACATCTTGCGGGAACAATTTGTTTCATAGAATCAAAGATAGACATATCGTATCTTGATAACATATCTAACTGAATCTGAAGTGCTGTTCTTGAAGTGTACTTTTGGAAGTAATTTCTTGCTCTAAAATCTAATAAGTCATATCCATCATTATTTCTAACATCAGTGTCACCTATTAAATCATCTCCACTAAAATATCCTTCAGAAGCGTAAATATCAAAGTTGATTGTATCTGTTGTTGAAAAATACGTTCCTAATAGATTTGAATCAAGAGGAGCTTCATCATATTGACTTTTTTCATTACTGACATCAAATTGTAGTGGTCCTCTTAAAGATGAGGATTCTATTCTTACTTTTTTGTTAGTTAAGTTTAGTGCTCCAACGGATGGAATACTTACAAACTGAGTATCTACTTCACCTGATAGTCTTCCTGCGTCTGCTCTTGAACTATCAAAAGAGGCGGATAAATAATGACCTGCTGCTGATGCTGTAAACTTTTGGTTAGGATGTCTTGATACTATAGAACCACTGTTAGTGTTATATGTACTATCAGGGAATATTCTATAAAGAACATTGTCGTATGAAGTGTCAATGTCTAAGTCTGATGTGTTATCATCAGAATAGTATGCGTCTGTATTTGCTGCGTGACCCTGTATTACTTCATTCGATAATACTTTTTTGTAATATCTTATTTCTTGAATACTTGATGTAGTATTACCTACTGAATTAACAAATGGTACTAATACACCATCGTTGTTATTACCTGACCAAACGTTGTCTATTGTATTTGTTGTCCAAGACGCAGTTGGGTTTGCTAATATGTTACCCCAATCATCAATCCATGCTGAATTAAGTTGATACCCATCTGAACCTGATGATATTGCGACTACAACATTTCTTTGTTGTTTGTAATGAACGAATGGTGTTGTTGCTACATCTGAGGTATTATTGTATCTGACAACCCATCTTGCTTTTCCTGTTGATTGATTGTACTCCCATTTTAAATCATAGACATTTCCTGTAGCATGTCTCATGATTGTATGATTACCCTGTGGTAGTTTTGCGATTATTTCAATTGTCTTAGGTCTACTATCATTAATGACATCCCACGGGTTTTCTGAATTTGTTAATCCATCTAATTGTAGTTTATAGATATATCTTTCGTGTTCATATACTTCTTTAGTATCTTTTATTCTTGGACCACCATACTCTCTAATCTTTAGGAACGCACTTGGAATACCGTATGAAGATATCAGTGTTTTAAATGAACGTGCTGTACCTTTACTTTTGTATATTCCTGGCACATTGTTTAACAATCGTCTCCAAGTTTCGTAAACAATTTCTTTTGTTGGTTTAGAATATAGAGAACCTGATTGTATTGGATTACCTGATTGGTCAACTCCGAATTCATACTTCCACAACGATACATCAGAGTATCCATTAAACAGTTTCCAACCAAAAGAGTTTGCAATGATTTCTATCAAGTCTTGAGCCATACCGTCTTTAGGATGTTCTTCTCTGTCATTGATTTGTGTAATCTCTTGTATGTAGTTGTAGAATATATCAAAGTGTTGACCTAACATTTTTACAAAGTCAATGTACTCCGTATTTCTTTCGTCAAACGCTAAGTTAGCAGGAATCATTTCAGTTAACTTAGTATCATTAAATGCGTCATATGATTTTGCTGTTTCTACTGTAGTGTTAAACCAACTTGTACCTTGTGATGATGTTAAATCATATAATGTATGTGGATTTTTTAATTCTTTTGGATACGGGTCTATTCTATATTCAGACGAACTAAAGTGTGTATATAATGATGAATCATGATTGTAATATAACCAATATTCAAAGTCGTCAAATCCACCAATTAACGCGTCTCTTCTACTTGTTGAAGATGAAATGTTTGTTATTGCTTCAGAACCACTTACTCCTGTTAGAGTTGTGATTCTTGAATTATATCCTTCTACAAGTTGTAGTTTATATTTAAAGTTTCTAACTCTTTCTTCTGCTGATGAGAAGTTGATGAAGTTTTGAAAGTCAGAATAATCTATATTTAATTTTACATTTCCAAGTGAACCACTAAAGAACTTGTCTACAATCTGTTGTCTTGTTGGTAAACCTGCGTCTAATAAAGATGACCATGATTCAAACTCACCCGATGCTCCTTTGTTATCACCTAAATCAATATTAAAGTTTGGATTTGAAAAGAATGGAACTACACTTCCATCTTCAATCGCATCGTATGCTATTACATTATCTATATATGATTTATGTAACTGTAGTGATATATCAAGTCCGTCACCAACAACAACACTTGATGGTAATTCTTTACTTAGTTTTACAATTACTTCATTTACACTATTTAAGTTTAAGTCAACTGCTTGATAAGCAACACTCAGTGCTTGTTGTTGTGTAATATTAATAATTGGTGAAATTCCTACATATGTTCCAGGCGAATTTGGGTCAGGGTCTAATACATTTCTTAAATTTTGGTCAGTAACATCAGCAGGAAGTTGGTCAGGGTCAGTATATACTTCACCTTTTCTTTCCCAAGTTAAACTACTATCTTGGTTTTTTCTAAGTCTGAATTGTTCAAAAATACCTGTAGCTCTATATTTGTAAAATGTAGATAGTCCTCTTGCTCTTGCGTCATTTAAGTCTATTTCTACAAATGTAACGTAGTCTGACCTGTTATTTACTCCAAATGGTTGGTCTTCTAATGCTAATTGTGCAATGTTACTTGCAGGTACAAATACAGTATTTCTTGTTGGGTCATTTACAGTAGTATCACCTACAGGAAATGGTAGTCGTGCAGTATATGCTCCACCAACATTTCCATAAAACGCTGCACTAAGGATTGGGAATGTACTATTATTACCAAAATTTAAATGCGCCGGTAAGTATGTATCATCACCTGAAAATGTGTTTCCTACAAGTCCGTTTGGTCTTTGGTATATGTTGTAAAATTTAGATAACCCATTTGCTGTTACTGATTTAATTTTAACTTCTTTTCTACTTGGTGATATTTCTGTTATTGTTACCCCTGCTGCTATTTGATGGAAAAAGTTGTAAACTAATTTATATGTGCCAGTTACATAACCACCATCTCTTAAATCTTGTTCTGGCCTTACAAATAATGTTTTACTACCCTCATCACCAACAGTAGTAAGTGGTAAGTTATATCTACCATTTAAGTACACTCCTTGTGGACTATAGTAGTGAACTTCCATATTTGGTGCTGAAATTGTTGGAATACCCGTGATATCTTCAGACTCTAATATAGGATATTGTGCTCCTTCACCGATTAGAGCAGCGTCTTCGGGTGTAAACACTTCACCAAAAACAGGTTGTTTACTTTGTACTTCGTCTATATTTGTAAATCTATTTAAAGGCATTCTTCAAGTCCAAATATTTTCCTGTATAAGTTTTTTCTCTCATACGTTTATTTACTTTAGATGTTGTCATATAATCGTATCCTTTTACTTCATATAAACCATCTATAAGTTCTTTACAATTTACCGTTTTAGGTAAAAACTTTTTTTCTAAAGTTTGACCATTAACTGTCTTAATACTATAGTTGTGATTTTTAATTCTTGTAAAATCACTTAACTTAGAAGGTCTTTGACATTTTTTTCTAAGACCAAGATGTTCAGTCCAAACAGTTTCACAAACCCATTTTATATCTATAAACATTTTAGATTCAAAACCCATTATCATTGCGGTATCTAAAATATGTTTTAATTTTCTATAATCTTTTACTTTATTTCTAAGTACGATATCTACATCCATGGTCGGAATGTTCGCTCCATAAATGTTTTCTGCGAATGAACCAACTAAGTAAACTCTATAATCTGATAAGTCAACATCTCTATTGAATCTATTCCACCAACCCCTGAACGTATCAAATCTTGGTTGTTCCCAAGGTGTGAAGGTTTTTATATTCCCTATCGTAAACTCAAACATATCATATACCTATTTAGTAACTATCATATCCTATATACCCACCATAATTCAAACCACTTGAGATGTCACCACCTGTACCTGTTGACCCACCCGTGGTTGTTGATATATTTGGTGGTTGTTCTTCTGCTCCTGAGTTCCCTGTTGCTGAAAGTCCACTTGACGGGTCAGACTGTTGACTTGGAGTACCAACGGCATCCCATCCACTTGCTGCAATAGTAGAACCACTTATAGCGTTAAATGAATATCTTGTAATGTTTATGTTACTTTCAATTGTTGGAAATGGAAACGTCAACTCACTTATTCCTGAGTCAGTGAACTGTCGTACTTTATTTAAACTTAGTCTTTCGGGAGTAGTACCACCACCGTTTGGACCCTCAATATAAATCTTACTGTATGTAGGAATCGGGTCACCTGCCATCGCAAACGCTTCGTAGGAAACTATCTGTCCTCTTACATTTCTTTTTAATTCTCTATCTGCCATTATCTAACTACCTTAAAGTAAAAGTTGTCATCGTAGTATCTAATGTTACTACCTTGGTCAACTCTAAAACAAAATTTGTAAAATCTTTCGGGTTGTAATCCGTTGAACCAAAAGTTAAAGTAATTACCACTACTATCACAACTTAACTTTGTGTAGTTAGTATCAAATGGAACAATCACTTGTTCTGTTTCTGCGTCAACCACTGAGTAATATGAAGTTGATGGTAAGTACTTTACCGTTTTCAATGGACTTGTAGAGAAACTTCTGTTAGGATATCGTTCTCTACCAAATACTCTTATTTTTCCTTTTGATGATTCTTTGTATTCAGTTTGTAAATTTTTAACATAAATAATTAAATCATCCCCACTTAATGCGTCTAATGACCCTGTATCAAATGTTGAGTCATCCCACCTAGCTTCTAATACAGGTGGATATATTGTATGTGTATCAGTTGAGAAGAATTTAATTTTACCGAAGTTGATTGTCGAGTTCTCATCTGTTTTAGATTTTTTGATTATAAATCCATTATTAGTTCTTGTTCCATCAATCCACTCAGATACATAATCAGTTACTTCAACATTTAGATTATCAGTACTCCTATCAAATGATTGATAATAATGTTTTCCATTTCCAAATGAAGAGGTAAACCATGTACCACCACCTGATGTTATATTAAAGTGTGCTTCATACTCGGTGTCATTGAACGTTGCTCCTGTTGTATCGTGGTCACCTGAGTTTATTCTAAAGTTGTCTAATGAAGCACTTGCTTGTAAATCACTACCACTTGCAAAATAAGACCATCTAAATAAGTGTTGTCCTGATTCTCTTGCTTGGAATTTAATTGTTTGAGTCATACTTGATGTTATGTATCTTGTATAACCTGTAAAGTCATTTATGTCTACCAATCTACCTGTTGGTGTTTGTACTGTAAACTCAATACCTAATGGAGTATCATCACCTCGTGTATCGGGGAAGTTTCCTGGCACTATATCAAAACTAGCTGTATAGTTTGCGTTTTCTTGTAAACTAAATTTTCTATTAAGTGTTGCTCCACCCATTTTTGAAGCGGTCATGAATAGTTTGTTGTTTAATATTACTGCCGAACCTGTTACTGCGTCTGTATTTTCTATTCCTTCATTTAGTAAATAAGTCGAAGGTATGTCAGTTAGGTTTGATGCGAATTGGTCAAACACTAAAGTGTTAGGGTCGGTTGTTGTAAAGAAGAAAAAGTTATCTATATTTCCTTCTGAACCATTTGACCCGTCATTGTCAAAATATGAAAATTGAAACTTATGAACTCCTGGCATACTTGCTGTAAATGCCATTTTGTATGTTGCTGTTGAAGTCAAGGATTCTTGAAATCCAACAATATCACTATTTAGTAAAGAACCACTTGGATTGATTACATTAAAATCAACTCCCGATAAAGACTCTCTGTTAAAATCAAATTGAATATTATATACTGACCCCGAGTCTAATGAAGATGATAAGTTTGCTGTACCACCACTAAATTCAGATGCTGACATTATTAGTCTACCACCTGATACGAATAGTAATGGGTCTTGTCCGTTTGTTCCTTTTATTTTATCTACTAACTCAAAGTTACCAATACTTCCTGCGAAATTATAGTATGCGTTTAACGAGTTTAATGTATCAACACTTAATGGTTTTCCTACGGTAGAATTATCTACATCCCATTTAGAACCACTGATTCTAAATACCCAATTTGATGCGTGTTCACTTTTTGGTGTATCATTGAATTGACCAAGTCCCTCGTTCCACGATTCTTTTAATGGATATACAAATAGATTAAAGTCATCTTGTAATTCTGAACTTTCTACATTTTCTAATCTTAGTCTATATTGGGGTGACGTGATAGTACCATCTGCTACAGACGATGATATTGGTGTTAAATCAAAACCAAGAAGTATTCTACTATTACCTAATAACGTTGTGTTATCAAGATTATAGAACTTTGCTATTTCAAGAATTTGGTCTTTACCTGTATTCTGAAGTTTCAGTTTATCATTCTCGTAGATAGTGTTGTCTTTATTTGGGTATATTCTATATATCATTTTTCACCTTTTAAAATAATGGTACCACTCTACCTCTAATATCTGTATCAGGATATTTCACCTCAAATATAGATGGGTCTTTAGGTGGATAGATTACACCATTTCTTGTTGCGTATTTCATGTCGTATCGTCTCGATGAATAAGTTCCACCATACTTGTTAGTAATTTGTAATCCACCAAGTCCATCCTTGTCAGGTCTTACAACACTTTGTACTCCATCTACATCGTCCAACATTACATATACGTCTGATAATAATATTGGTTGATTTATTTGTTGATTGTCTATTTTGAAATAATCTCTTAATTTACTTATACATTTTAAAAGTATTTCATTTGAGTTGTAATTTGGTTTTACTACTATCTCGAAATCAATTGCTATATTTACAATGTATGCGTTTTTAATATTAATCGCGTCTGTAAGTATTCTATAGAACGATAAATAATTCGCAAGATTTTGTTTTGTTGCGATATTTAGTTCTGTAATATTTTTATTTGAATCATATCCTAATACATAGAAATTTATACCAAGTGGATTTGCTATTGGATTAGGACCATCATCTAATGTTGTCTCTATTTGGAAATCAGGTGCGACAAATGCTTTTGCTACCGAACCAAATTGTGGTGGCATTGCATAAGTTCTAACTACATAGTCTTCTCTTGTTACTGACCTGTTTTGTGCTCCAAAATAAGATTTAGCGTTCTCTCTTACCTCATCAACAGTTTCTTCAAACTTACCACCTACTGCGGCTGCTTCGTTTGAAAATGCTATAGAGTTTCTTGCTTGATTAAATAATTCTGTATCAAGTCCTAAGTTTGATGTTTCAATTTCAACACCCGCTATCTGAGTTAAGTCGTTACTTGGAACATTGTCTGATACACCTTGACTTACTCTATAAGTAACTGTTAGTGTTTGGTTAGCAGGAGCCACTCCATATGTTTTAGAATATAGAAAGTTCGATGGGTCTAAACCTTGATTTAGGTTTCCACTTGCGTTATATAACGCCGACCCAACGTTGTCAGGGTTCGGGAGTAGTTCTTCGTCTGCGTTTGCAGATATACCTGCTCCAAACTGAATATGTATTTCACCTTCGTCTGATATTCTTGTAATATATCTCTTCGGTACTTTTTTTAATTTTAGTAATGAAGGAGTATCAGAACTGTATGCTGAATACTCTAATGAGTACTCTTCAGTGTTTGGAGATTCTTCAAATACGGTATCTTGACCAAGGTAGTCTACCTTTGTCCAATCTTCACCGTCATCATCTGATATTTTGATTACATCTATAAGACCGTCTTCATCTTGTAGTCTAATCTTATCATATATTTTAGGAGTACCAAATGTAAAGGTCTGTGTTTTTTCTTTACCACTTGTTGCCTTTACATACTTTTTAAGTAGGTACTTAATAGGTTCGTTTGTGTTATCATCTATCTGATAAACAGAAACTTCAGTTGGGTCGAATGATGATGAATAATTAAATCTAACTTTTTGATTTGTACTAAATTCAACATCACCATTTGATTCTGCTGTTACTACTGCACTTTCTTTTAGTGTCAGTGCGTATCTCCAATCAGGTCTAACTGTGTCACCACTACCGATTGAAGGCACTACTTGATATACACTTAGTGTTGTTGTAGCAGGTACATTTAATTTTGGTTTGTATCCTACTGCCTGTGCAATTGTAAATATATTTTTCTTTTCTTGTGCTTCTTCTAATAAAGATTCTCTTAACTGAACATCAGTATAATAGGAAAGAACGTCACCAACATATGACGCAAGTTCTAATATCATCATACCTGGCGATGATTCATTAAAATCGTTATATGTTTGTGGGAAGTAAGTTTTTGTGAAGTCAACAAGATTATTTCTTATTTCTCCAAAATCTCTCCCTAAAAGTTTTACTTCCTTTTTAATTTTGTCTGCCATATTCTAACCCTATGCGATTGAAAGACTACCTTGTTCATCTACATTTAATATAATTATCTGATTTGCTCCGCTTTCCCCAACAGAAAACGAAAAAGAAATATTAATTCTATTCTCTTCTCGTAAATCTTCTACGATAATTTCTTCCATATTAATGTAGGGTAACCAAAATTCTATGTCTTTCTGTAACCCCTGTTTTAACTTGTCAAGTAATTTTGTCGTTATATTTTCAAACAAGAATGATGGGACCATAGTTCCAAACAATGGTTGGAATGGTCTCTCACCTTTTCTTGTTAATAATAAATTTTTTAAGTTGGATATTGCCTGTTCTTCTGTCGTGAATGTAGTATCAAATATAGGTGCTCCACCAATTGGTAGTGGAATACCGACACCGACATTTTTTTGTAAGTCTAATGGATGATACTTTTTCTCTTCACGATTTCTTGACATTATACATTACCCTTCTTTTTGTTTATAGCTTTCATTAGTTGAGAATAATCTTTAGTCAGTGCCTGTCCAACACCTGAGTTCATCACTGCGTTTACATCAACTGCTCTACCATCAGAATCTTGTGTTGGTATCATTGATTGTGCTGTTGGTTGACTACTAAGACCCATCATTGATGCCATAGTTTGTCTATTCATACCTTGAGCATGTTGTGATGTCAAGGTCTGACCACCCATAGTATCCCAAGTGTCTGCTGTTTCATTTAACATATCAGAGAACTTATTGTCCTTAAATTTGACATTTGGTTTTTTATTTTTCTTGGGTGTCTGTTTAGGCGTACTCATCTCTTTAATAACAGATTCTTTAATAGCTAACTTCTGTTTGTTAACTTCTTTACGAACCTCTTCCTTTATTAAGAGTTTTAACGCTTTTACAAATTTATTCGTATCCATAATAATAAATAGTTTTATATATAATTATTGTTTCATTAAATTTAATTCAGTTGTAATCTTTGCAATCCTTGCCTTAATTCCTGTCGTATCTGCTTTTAATTTTGCTCCACCTGATGATATAGGAATGTTAATACCTGTACCACCTTTATTATCGGTCATAGTATTAGAAATCGCTTTACTTGAAAATGCACTAACAGCCGTATTTAGATTGTTAAGTTCATTTTTGATTTCATCAATTTGTGTAAACATATTATCCATTGCTGCTTTCCACACGGGTGTAGATATATTTACATCTGATGAACCTGCTATTACAACTCTTTCATCTCTTGCATTCAAAACAACCCTACCCGAGTTAACTAACACTTGTGTATCTGAATAAACATTTGCTGCTTGTACTCCAATAGAGTATGAATGTGCTTGAGTTAATTTTATTGTCTGTCCTGATGTCATATAAATTGAACTGTCATCTTTATCAACATCTTCTATAACAAATTTATTCCAACCACCTTCTTCTTGATGGTTTCTAATTATTGTTATTGGTTTGGTCGAGGACCCTAACCAACTTGGGTCTTTTGTTGTACCCGCTCCCGATGGTGTATGACCAAGTCTCATCGACTGACCATATCTACCTTCAATTAAAACATCACCACTAAATGGTTGTAGTCCTGACAAGTCGGGGACTTCATCAAAACCTGCTTCAAATTCAAAATCTTTTTCATTATTAGCGTCAGGGTTACCCGCTGCTGCTGCTGCATAACCACCTGTTCCAACACCACCTGTTGATTGTACTATAGACTTAGGTAATACATTGTGGTTTATATTGTGTTGTAGTGAATTACTTGTAACATAAAAGTATCGTCTTCCACCCCCTGAAGTTTTACTATCTGAGCTCTTACCCTTTACTAAGTAAACTTGTTCACCTACTACGGGGACTCTTTTAATGTTTACATCAAGTGGATATGCTATTTCTGTAGTTAACGAGGACCCTGTTGACGTTTTTATTGCTACTTCTATTCCGTGTAGTTGGTCACCGTCACTGTCTACTAACTCTATCTTCGTTACAAGTCCATAAAGATTACTCATCTTCGTCTCCTTTGACAGGTAGGTCCTTTTCTACCTCGTCTATGGCGTCCATTAGTTGTCTTTTTTCTTCATCACTTAATAATAGACCACCACCTTCGTTGTTGTTGTCCTTCATCAATCTTTGTACAATCGCAGCCAATTTAATTAGTGCGTCATCATTTTTTACAGATATCTCAAGGTACTCTTTTATTAAAGGAACAACTACCGAAGCATCATTTAGATTCTTGACCATTGGTTCAAGTTGCGCTATCAGTAGTTTTATTTGTCGGTCTTTCTTTTTTTGATTTGAATAAATGTCCGACATTAGGTCTTGGAATGACCTACCTTTAAAAATTTCGTCTTCTATATTCATTAGACAAACTCCTCTATTCTATGATTCAATCTGAGATTCCCTACGTTCAGATAATCAATGTATAGTTCTTTGTATACTAATTTTAGTTTTCCTATTACTTTTGTTATATATTGAGTTTGAACACCTGTTCTCTCTCTAATAAGTATGTAAAGTGCCTTTTTGTTGTAAGAATACAGGTCCCTTCGTGTTCTAAATAACTCATTTACAGAGTCAGCAATCTTTTGGTCTCTTGGTTTATCAAACATCTTGTAAAGATTTGCGTCAATATATCTAACATAGAAATCAAAGAAGTCAGACATACTGTCTTTTAGATTTTGTTCATAAACTTCGTTTGTTATGTTTCTTGATGAGTCAATATATTTTGTATCTGTTTTTTGTTTCATTCTTTGATAGTTCTGATTATTCTCATTAAACAGGTAGTTTCTAGCTACAACTGTAAAGTATGAGAACGCTCTACCATTTGTTCCATTGAACTTATCAATCTTTTGATTCAAAAATGCAACTACATTTGCTTTGACATCATCATATGGTACATCAAAGTAATATGTTTTATATGTGTGAATTACATTTTCAGAAAGTTTGTCAAATGGATAATGAATGAATCTGTTATATATTCTATTCTTTAACTTATCGTCATCACAACCATTATACGCGTTTATGGCGATTTCTGTTATCTTTGTAAAATATCTTTTACTCCTCTTCCTTCGTTTCCTCGGCATAATACGTTTCTAATTTTTCAATGACTTCGTATAATTGTTTAAATACCGTTCCTGTCTCATCCTCTGCTTCAAAAGCACCTCGTGTATCTAACTCTTTCATTTTTTTCATAGAATCATCAATTCTACTCGCTATGTTTGCTATTAGTTCTTCTTGTTCCTCAATTACATCTTCGGTTGCTTCATTCTTTCTAAGAAGGTTCCAAGTTGTAAATCCAAGTACAAGAGTTGATACTGATAGTACACTGATTATTATTATTTCTGTCATAATGTTTTTTAATCTTCTACTATATTTTTAAACGCGTCAAATACATTTACTTTACTATCTGTATTTGAAAATGCGTTACTTAACCTTGATTGGGTTGAAGGTCTTCCATTTGGATTACGAGTTCCTTTTGATTTATCAGAACTTTTTTTCCATCTTTGTAATTCAAACTTTGCTGCCATCATATCTGCTTGATGTAGAATGTGTGGTAACATTGTTTTAAGAGACTTGTCTTTATTAAACTGCCTCAAGTACTCTTTACTTGAGTCGTCATAAACCCCATCTGTTAATCTAATACCTAAGAATTCTTCTTCAGTTAATTTTATTCCAAAGTGTATAAGGTGAAAGAAAGTTCTATCATGTGTATCCATATAATGGTTACTTGGATTTAACTTGTACATTTTACCCTGATTCTTTCTATGCCATTCTGAATCATTTTTTAGATAATGGTCTGCTTCAACAGAACCTAACTTACCTAAGTCGTGATGTACGGCTGAAAATATTACTGATTCTTTAGATATCTCACCTTCCTCAATCATACCTAATTCTAAATACATATCATATAACTTAAGTGCGTTTCTTGTCACCCTAAGTACATGGTCAATGTATCCGCCAGGAAATGAATTGTGAAAGTGTTCAAATGATGACGCAGGTGTGTAGATAATTCTATCTTCAAAGTGGTCATACATTTTATTTAGTTTTTCTAATCTTTCACCTGTAAAGGATTTGTTGATTAGTTTTCGGAACTTTTCATAATTACTTTTAAGTTCCTCTGCTGTAAAGAAATTTGTCATTTTATATTATTTTATCTATTATTCCTAATTCAAGTGCTTTGTCAGAAGACATAAAGTAATCTGTTGAAGAAATATTTTCCCAATATTTTTGGTCCTGTTTACTATGTTCTGCCATTAACACGTTACATTCTGTTTCTAACTCTTCACTAAATTTAGCGTTAGACTTTACATCACTTAACTTACCTACTACTATTGTAGACAATTGGTGTACCATAATTTTAGAATGTTTGGAAACCATTCGGGTTCCTGTTGCACAAGTTAGTAAAAGTGCTGCTGCTGACATTGCACCACCTCTTACTATTACATTAAACTTGACACCATATTTTTCTTGAGATTTCATGAAGTCAATCAACCCAAGTGTTTCTATAACATCACCACCTGGCGAGTTCAATAGAATATTGAATGTTTTAATGTCTTCACCTGCTAAGTTATTTAGTAATCTCGTTTTTGCTATAATATCAAAGGTAAGTCCTGATTGTATTTCACCTTCTATAATGATTACATTATCTTTGGTATCAATACCATAATCAAACTGTCTGAAATACTTTCTATCCAAATCATGTTCCCCTGATTCGTTTTTCTGTTTTCTTTCTGCAATGTCTAACTCTTTTTCTAAACTTTCCTCGTTAAACTCTTCGCCGTATAGTGTTTCGCTCATGTTTAATATTAATTTGTTACTAATATACAAATAATTTTTGTAATTACCAAATGTTTTGTTGAGTTTATATTTTTCTTCCATAAACGTGTTTCGGTACACGTTTAGGTTTAGATTCTCTAGCTACTTGTTCTTCACCATATAAGATTCTTTTATTTTCTTCAGGTGATTCAACTACTTGTTCTTCTTCTTTCGTTGGGTTTTCCAAAACTTCTTCCACTGTTTCCTCTTCCTTTTTCTCTCCACTTGTTCCCAATGGTTCTTCGCGTTTAGATACTTCGTTCCCATCGTTCTCAGACAAAACAGGAGTGACACCAACGATATTGCTATCATCGATATTATTACTGATGTTACTATCATCATCAATATGTCCGTGGTTTCCATTCTTATTCCTTCCAATTAATTTATTTAATGCAATGACCATCGCAATAGCAAGTGGGTCAAATACAAATACTATCAACAGGGTAAACCAATTTACAATTTGATTCATAGGTTTACCTGTCAGTTCTGCCATATATCTCAATGGTCCTACTTCTGCTGCAACTTCGTTGTTAGATTCCAAGTCTAATACCTGTAAATCAAGTTTCGTGATTGAGTCTGTTAGAGATTCTATTCTTATATTTACATTTGCTCTTGATTCAACTGCGGTCTCTAATTCTCTTGTTAATAATTTTCTTGTTGATGAAGATTGAGTTGTAATGATTCTACCTAACGTATCTGTATATTGGATTCTGTTATTAGATATACCATTTCTTAAATCAAGAATGGATGTTGTTAGATTAGTTTTTTCTACATTATAATAATTAAGTTGTTCTTGAAATCTATCTTTCTTTAATTCAATAACATTAATTTGTTTTTCCATAACTCCTAATTGGTCTGCTGTTTTTTGATAGGCTGCTGTTAAGAATCCGTAGATACCCACTGAAGTTATTATCATCAAGAGAACAACAGATAAACTCAGGTACCATTTCATCCACCCTGCTTTACTCCAATTGTTATGTAGGTATGATGCGACTACAAGTTTTGCAACTTCTAATGCACCTGCCATAATAATTACTTCAAACTTGGCTCCCGCGAATAAAGAACTTAATCCAAATACCGAGTAGTATGCCGCAGACCCCGCGAGTGCGAAGGTACTGATAATCATCAATAATATAAAACCATTTGACTTGTTAAAAAATTTTTTCATTTTTTTTCCTAAAAATTGGTTTTACTAACTTTTAAAATTGTACTTATACTAAAACACCAAGTGCTTAAGTAACTTAAAAGCTTAGTTCACTTAGTGTTATTCTGTAGTATAAATATCAATAAGAAATTTAATTAAGTAAATAAAATCAAGCTATCCCCCAATTATGCCCTTTCCGTGTTTACCAAAAATGGAAAGATATTTCTGAACAGTTAGTTCTTTTTTCTTAGCTTCAACAACAATATCAAGGTCATGACCGTATGTGTTGATTTCAGAATATATAAAATCAGAGTGAGCTTGTGGTTTTGAAGTCTCATCTTCAAGAGTTTTTGACTCGGAGTAATGTACGATAGGTTTGATATCACCCCAAGTAGACATAGCGAGTTCTAATGCTTCTTGTTCGGTCAGACCACCTGTATTGAATGTATGGTGATGATAATCGAACACAATAGGAATACCAATTCTCTCGTGTATATACATTAAGTCTTTTACTGAATACATACTACCCTTGTCATCGTTTTCTACAGTAAGTCTTGTCTGTACTGATTCGGGTAACCTCTCAAAGTTTTTACAGAATCTATCCATAGCAGATTGTTTGTCACCATAGACACCATTACAATGTATATTGATTTTGTTGTAGTGAGTTCTACTAAGACCCATCAAGTCAAATATCTCACCATGTATAGAAAGGTCCGTAATCGTGTTCTGAACGACTTTATCGTTTGGTGATACAAGAACATTGAAAGGGCCAGGATGTGACGTTATACGTTGTCCATACTTCTCAGCAAGGGTACCTGCTCCATTCAGTAGAATAGAAATTTTACGATAGTCAGGCATTGAACTAAGTGGAAACTCGGATGACCACGGAATGAGATTGGATGTCATACGGAATAGTTTGAATCCGTTTTTGTGATTCCATTTTATAATCTCAATCAAGTCTCGTGTATTCTGTAAGGCGAGTTCTGAAGAATACTTTACACCTTCACTAAGGAAGGTACGTTTAATCATACTACGGTTAGTAGTAATCTTGGGTTTCTGAGAACCCAATGTCATGTTAATACATGCGTAACCTAAGTTTGTCATTTTTTATTATTTAATCTATTACTAATATACAAAATATTTTTGTAAAATCCAAGTCTAATCAAGAATACTTTTAAACGGAGTTGGTTTAAGTATATCGTAATCAAACTTTAATTGTTTTTTATTATCGTACTTCCATCCTAAGTTACATAGAACTATCATTCTTAACTTATCATAGAGGTCTGAACTTTTGTCTAACCATTTAAGACCTTTTCTAATACTAACTTGAGGATTTGATTTATTATATGCATTGAACTGATGATATCCATCTGCCCAACCAAGTATCAAACCATTATTGTTATCAGTTATATAGAAACAATCTTGAGGGTGTTTAATCTGATTCATATTATTAAAAATTACCAGGCGCAACCTGAAAACAAGAGATACCATTAGCTCTCCACATATCTACTACCTTTTGTCTATCGTCAAAAGTACATAGAACATTGTCTTTCCCGATATCGTCTAACCAATCTTTTTTAAGGATATCATCGGGAGTGAAATCCTTTATTGGTCTCATGAACAATCTATGCCATGGAACATTGTGTTTGTTTAACCACATTTTAGTTGTATTGATAGTACCTTTACTTCTACCACTAAATATCACAATCTGATGACCACTATCACACAATGATTGTGCCATCTTGATTACAGGAATGTTTGGTTTATCCAAACTAATATTTTTAGGGTCAAAGAAAATGTCCCAATCTATCTTACCATTTGGTTTAGTAGAAATCTTTCTCCTATCATCGATAAGAGCAAGAGTACCATCTAAATCAAAGATTACTTTTTTAAATTTCTGTGGTGGAAGGTTTACACTCATTACTTTGTTTTTAAGTCGTCTATTTGTTTTTGTAGTGATTTAATTTTTCTATCTCTACTCATTAGATACTTCACTAAGGTATCTTTGTGAATTGCTTGGTAGAGTGATTTTGAATATCCCATATCTTAATTATTATTACATAATAAAGATAATAAAAAAAGGGGACTTTTCCAAGTCCCCAATGTTAAATTTATGTTAAATTTTCCTATACCTCTTCCCACTCTACATCCGAAACTTCTTGGAGAAAATAGAAAAAACCGTCATTTCCCTTCAGTACAGTGTCACAGTTTAAGTGTTCTTTCCAAACGTTAACTATTGGTCTTCGGTCAATCGCAATCTTCCGTATGATTAAATATAACTTGTTGTTGTAATTAAGTTTTTGATACCTAAACCATGAGTTAGAAAACATTTAACTTTATTTAACTTTTACTGTAATACTTTTAGCTTTTCTATCCTCGTATTTAGGAATAGAGATTGTTAAGATACCATCTTTACAAATAGCAGAAGTTTGATTCAAATCGTAAGAATCATGAATTTTATACTTTCTTTCAAACTTACGATGTTCTTTTTCTGCCTTAATATGTAAATGTCTGTCTTCTACATTCACATTAACGTCCTTGTTACCTAATCCAGGCACTTCAAAGTCCATTAACAACACATCGTCTTCAACTCTTGCTGTAGTGTCTGAACCATAACCACTCATATCCCAATCTAAATATGAATCAAAGATTTTGTCAAAATTTCTTATTGTCATTTTTTTCCTTTTTAAATTATTAAACATATACTACTGTTAGTACCAAATCTGTACCAATCGGAAATGTATGACATTTTGTTAGTTTTAAATTAATTTGGAATGACAATGTGTCAGTTTACTGACATAGGTTCTCCAACTGCGATTATTCTGTAAACGTGAAGATTACCTTTTTGTGATTTTTTTTCTAAAATAAATCCATCTAAGACAAATAACCCAACTGTTTTTTGAATCAATAGTGGATTATCACAACTTACTATAAAGTTTTCTGAATCTATTATAACTTGAATTGGATTGTGTTGAGGGGTTTCTTGGGGAATATCAAGACCATCAAAGACATCTTCTTCAAATTCACCATAGAGATAGTCATGTAGATAATATACTTTAGTCATATCATCTAAACTCATGAAGTAATTATATTCTGCTTCATCCCAATGTTCCACGATATCTCCTTTACTATACATATCTTAAACCTTATCTTTCCACATCTTATTTAGAAACTTTAATCCATCTTTAGATATGAATCTATTGTCGTGAAGAACCACCTCAGAAAATATATCAATAATGTTTTTGTTATATTCAGAACCAAACTTATCCTTAACCATTGTCAGTCTTGGAATCATTTTTTCTTTATATTCTTTTGTAGCCATTTTATCGGGTTCTGATATTAACTCCTTTATCTTAATCTTAGACATCGTATAATAGGGGTCTTTCTTTTCGACAAGAATATCCCTAATAGACTTTAGATACAACTCTATGTCTGTTTGATTAGATAATGCGTCATCATCAAATATATTAAAAATTCCCTTAGGTGGCACGAATTACATATTAAGTTTGTACTTCTTCTTTGCTAAATCAATCGCCTCGATTAATGTGTGTGCTATTCTATTACACTCCGCCATAGTTAACTCTATGTCATGTTTACCAACTTGTAGATATCCAATCTTAGATGGGCCTGTAGGGTATTCAGTAAGTTTCTGTTCATGCATTTGGAAGTCGATAGAAGACCAATGGTTCCCCATTCTCTTATCGTTCTTTTTAGCTACATCTGTTGGGATTCCGAAAGATTGGTTAACGTAACCACCTCTTTGTCTTTTGTTATATTTTTTCATAAACTGATTTATATAGTTTTGGTTATATTACATAAATAGTTTTTTGAAATTAATAAAACTACTTTTACGACTTTTTTCTGTTCCTTCTTGAAACTCTATCAAACTTTTTCTCGTCAAATACCATATCTGACTTCATTGGATGTGTTCTATTGAAGTTTTGTTCAATCTGACAAGACCTACTTGCCCAATACCACGCGTCAAATACTTTAGTTTGTGGTGGGATAAATAACTCCTCACCTACTACCGTACCAACCCCACTTGAGATATAAAACATCCCGTTGGTGTTCATTTGTATTTTAGCTTTAGGATATCTTTTTCTAACCTTTCGCTGAAAACCTCTAAACTGTCTTGTTTGTTTCTTGTCCATCTTTTTTGTTTAATGATTTGGTCAGTCCTCTATGGATGTGACAACTTGTTAACTCTTTGTTTACAGAACACTCATCTACGGTTGTACCGTTCTCAAGTTTAACTTTATATACAAGTCCTCTTTTTAATCTTGTTCGGTGTAGAACGGAACCTATTCTATAAGTTCCGTTTAACCTTACAACTATATTGTCGCCTTTTTGGAATATCATTACTTGATTACCTTAATTATTTTTGTCTCTATTACAGACCCTACTTCAAATTCAATTCCTGAATTCTCAAAGTCTTTTACGACCTTGGTTTCAGCGTCAGTTACCGACACTGCGTTAACAACATATTGTTCAGTTAACTTTTTTACCCTGCCCTTATCATCGACATGGTTTACTTTTACTTTTGCAATATAATACTTCATAATTTAATTGTTTTGATTTTTATTTTTATTACGTTCTTTATCAATTAGGGTGGATAGTTTAGCCCCCTCTTCGGTTGGACCGTATGCGAGTTTTCCCTTCTCGTCAACATACATACGAATCAAACCTTTATCAGATAGGTTCATAAGAGCCATATCTGTTTCAAATCTTGTGTAGTCTCTATAAGTTGAAACGACCACTGATGATAACATATCAAACTCATCTGAATTCTTAAGTTTGTATTTTAAAATATCACCGAAAGTATCCCAATCGGTAACACCTGAAAATCCAACCTCTTTTAATTCAGAGATTATATCTGTTACTAAATCGTTTAACTCGTCTTTACTCCACATAATTCTATTATTTTTTGCCATCTACTAAGTTATCTAAATAATCCATAGATTCTACATCACCAATTAGAACTTCTACTTTGGGTCCATTGAACTTGTTTAAAACTGCTTCAACACCCCATTCTTTAACCATAAGTTTTAAGTCCTCTATATTTGGTAAATGTGTTTTATTAAATCCCATTTTATTTTTTTTAATCGAACCACTGTGACCTGTGGGTCTTTACGTTTTTAACCATCTTGTCAGGTTCTTCCCAACCTTTTTCATTCATCTTGTCTATGATTCTCTGTTGTACGATATCATCACCAACCTGTCCTATCTTCTCTGCGTCTTTTATTAACTTTGTAGTAATTTCTTTACCACTCATTTTAGCGTCCAACGCTGCGAATCTTTTACAATGATACTTTCCTAACGGTTTACTATATTGTTTTAAGTATGCTGTTTTTGAATCTAAATATTCTAAAAACATATCAAAGTCATATGCTGCTATTTCGTCAAGTTGTTTATCCGTTAGTGGATTGTCGGGGTCGTACTTTAGATTCATATCTTTAAATATACAAAATTTTTACTTAACATCCAAACCGTTCCTAAACATCTTCTCAATACAGTAGTATTCGTAGACATCTTCGGTACTCATTGGTTTCTCATCCATTAGTTTATTCCATAGACAAAAACCAAAATGTTTTTCTAATTCTTTTTTGAAATTGTTTAATATCTTTATATCGTCTCTATGTCCTTCTTCTGCTAACTTGTTTGCTCTAACATTCTTTAGGTAGGTCTTTTGTCTTGCTTCATATTCATATCCCCAATAATCACCACCATCGGGACACTTACTCATTATCTCATTGTAGAGGTCAGAAGACTGCTTTCTTGCAGCCTTCTCCTCTGTGTAATAATGAGAGTATTCAAAGTCACCGTTCTGTATTCTATCCCAAAGGTGAGATTTTACAGAAAGTGTTTTTCTTTTACCGTTTGTCCACCATCTAAACTTGTTGTAAGCCATAGTCTTATTGTTAGAAGTTAGTAACCCTTACCAAGGATTACTAACATCATCTGCTTCTACGTTAAACAAATCTTCATCTTTTGGAGTGTCACCTAAGAACTTCTGAATGTATTGTTTCAAGAAGACTCTCTCAGATTGAGCACCACCACTTTGGTCGAACATTGGGTAGATTGTAATTTCTGCAGCTTCACCTAAATTGAAACCATCATACAATAGAGAACCAATCTCAACTGCTGTTCTCGTTGAAAGAGAGTTGGTTAATTTAGGACTGTCAGACATCACATCACTTCTTGTCATTGAAGTAATCTCAGCGACACTATCAATAACGGTCTTGTCAACTGAAGGATACATCATCTGAAGTAACTCAGACTCTTCTTCCTTAGTTAAGGTGTCCATTTCAATCACGGTAAATCTGTCAAGGATTGCTCTATCAAGAGCTCTCGTCGCGGTATATTCATTACCGATGTTTGCAGATGCGATAAATGATACACCGTCTGCGACTTTGATAACAGGAGCGTCAGCGGCTTCATCCATTCTCAAGTATCTCTGACCTTGGTCAAGAACTGTCATTAGGATGTTGTGAGCCTCAGGGTGTGCTCTCGTCAACTCATCAAGGACCACCACGGTGTTAGGAGTTTGGATTGCTTTCACAAATGGTGAAGAGTTGAACACTGTACCCTTCTTAGTATCGAACTGAGTGTTTCCGATAAGGGTAGTTCTTGGGTCTTGTGTTGCACCCAAGTTGATAATAAAGGTGTTGTAACCTTCAAGGGAATTTGCCGCTGCTTTTGCTGCCATAGTTTTACCACAACCAGCAGGACCTGTCATCATAATATTTTTACCTCTAAGGATGTTTCTGATTAGATACTTCCACTTTAGAGATTTCATAAATAACATTTTTGGTTTTAGACCATCAACTTCTTTATGGATAAAGTTCAGAACATCGTCAGTCATTTCTTTAGATGCGACACCCTTTGGTGTTGGTTCCCATAACATAGACATCAACCCACCATTAGGTTTGTTGAAGTTACCAACAGGTTGAGGTTTCTTTTCAACCGTTGAAGCAGGAACCCTATTGTAAACAATCTCACCATCAGAGAGTCTACCTCTTACTCTGATTTTGAAACCCCACTTAGAAGGATTGTTACACGCTGACTTTACCCTTTTATAGAGGTTGGTACCCTCTTCATTGAACTCGGGGATGTTAAACTTAACACCTGCCGAATCCTCGAACAAATAGAGGTCATCTATCTGAACTACTTTTCCAAAAACTGATTTTTGTGCTTTCATAGACTTTGTTTTAAATTATTATTTCTCATTATTATTATTACTCTCTAAAGATAGTGATTTAGGTTCACAACTCCAAATTTTTAATGTTAAATTATTGTTAAATTTTAACTTCAAACTTTTTATTTAATGTTTTAGCTAACTGAGTCATATTGTTTACATCAATAAACTCTGAGTCTTTTCCGTACATTTTCTCAAACTGATTTTTACTACTTCCATAATACCCATCAGAGATAAAGTAAGATAGAATTGAAACACCCGATTGTCTAACTTTCTTGACTTGGTCTGCCGTGTGGTCTACTGCGTAGGACCCACCGTAACTAATTTCTTTATTGTCAAATCCTGGCCAACCATCTGAGAAGTTGATTAGATAACTCTCTTCACCGTTCTTAGTCTTGATTAACTCTTTTAGTATTGCTTCAAAACAAAGACCCTCAGGAGTAGTTCCACTTGGTGAAATAAACTTGAATAAGTTTTGTATCTTTTGGAACTTATCTTTTCTTGAATCATATGCAATCATCATTAGAGGTTGACATCCTTGACCTTGGTTGTAATAGATACCTCTATAAGAAATTACTACATTCATGTTTTCGGTCATCGATGCTGCTTTAGCGATTGCAACCGCTGCTGTCTGAGTGTTGTACCACTTGTCACCACTCATTGAAGAACTTGCATCGATTGAGATATGTAGTAAAGATGGTGTTGCGGTATTGATATTGATTTGGTCAAAGATATCAAAGTTACCGAAACCAATCTCGTGTAACATTCTACCGTTTAGTTTACCACTCTTCATTCTTGGAGTCTGAAGAACTCTCTCTTCGTTTCTTGTTTTAAGTTTCTTACCTAAGATAGTTCCAAGTGTAATACCTTTCTTAACTGCAACATCATTTGAATCAACTCTCCAAGTTCCTAAGTGTGGAATCATACTTGAATCAATCAAACTCTTAGTCATGTTTTTGATTACATAAGTTTGAACACCTTGAGATTGACCTCTGTAGTATCCTTGGTCAAGACCTTTACCTGTAACCTCAGTTTCAATATCTGCTTTATCAAGAACATCAATCTTCTTTTTATCTGATTTAGATATTTTCTTTTTAGTAATATCACCATCTAAAAACTTCTTTTGTTTCTCAATTGCGTTTTGTAGTTGTTTTTGTAGTCTGTCGTTTAGTGGACTACTCTGACCACCTGCTCCATTCTTGTTAGGAACACCACTTGATACAGAACCTTTCTTGTCAGTAGAACCACCATCAGAACCATCAGTACTATCAGAGTCTTTACCCTTACCTTTACCTTTACCTTCCATAGGTTTACCATCACCTGTAGGATTAGATTGTGAATCAGATACTTCTGATTTACCATCAGTATCTTCTTGACCTTGACCATCACCACCTTTTTGTGGTTCTGGCATTTGGTCATTAAAGTCATCAACATTCTTCTGAATAATCGTGTAAATCTTTCCTGCTAACTCAAGAGACTCTTCTGTATTTTTAAGTCTTGAAATATTTCTAAGGTCAAGAAGATTCCAAATCTCTTTCAACCCTTTTAGAGCGTTGAGGTCTCTGTTTTTGTTAGTGATGTTAATCAATCTAAACATATAAGACTCCCAAGTCTCATCTCTCATATCAGATGACTTAAGACCCTTGTCCACTACATTAGAGTGAAAATACTTTTTATACATTGACTCGTAGTAACCTCTGTAACCAGGCGCGGATGAATAAACAAAGTTGTCAATTCTTCTGTCCTCTACATAGTTAAGAAGTTGTTTTAACTTGTCTTTTATTTGAGGACCATATGACCACCAATCATCATTGAATATTCTCTCACCATCAGAGAGTCTTTTGTAGTGAGGTTTAATAATGGATTCCATAGATACAGGAAACAAGTTGTATTCCAAAAGATTCTTAAGAGAATCGAAATCTGTAAGTTTAATGTGAGAACCCTCGTGTAGTGCAAGACCAACCACGGGGTCAAATTCTTTATCGTCTAATTTTGCTGATATAACAACACTGTTACCATCAGTGTAGGAATCATTACCCCTACCATCAAACGTTACAGGAATAGATTGTCCTGTTACAATATTTACGAAGTTACCGATACTCCTTTTATAGGACATCAGTTTCATTAAGTCATTTGATTTCTTTTCTACTTTTGTGACCTCATCATCCTCTTCCCAAATAGACCTATCGAGCCAGAAGGATGAATAATTTAGATTTGATTTATACATATTTCCCATTTTTTAATCTTACGATATAAAGATAATACAATTTTTACTTATTTCCAAATTTCTAATGTTAAGAAATTGTTAAATTTTTCTTATGTTTCTCTTTTCGAGAATAAGACTTTTTAGACTTGTGAGTTTGTTCAGTTGTCTTTTTACCAATATGATGACTCGCCTCACCCCGTGTCCATCCACCGTTGAAGTCAAGTTCGTCCTGATATGATTCTTTTTTCTTACTCATCACAAATACATATCAAAGATAGTGAATTACTTTGATATTACCAAACTTTAAATGTTAAATTTTTGTTAAATTTTTGACGACATTAATGTAGATGTATGTCCTTCGGACCACCCTTTTTCTCTGTAGAAGTTAAGTGTTGTTGGTAGACAGTATGTTATTACATCATATCCTTTAAGGTTTTCTTGACACCACTCCCATCTGGCGTCCCATAACATTCTATAGATTCCGTTACTTCGATATTCTTCTTCTACAAATGCATTAGCAAACTTTATTGTGTTGTGAGATAAAAATAGTAATGAGTTCCAACCTATTGCTTTATTATCGTGTAGCGCAATCCACCCACACTCCTCTTTCGGAGTCGGGACAGATTCGGGAAGTTTGTAAGGTACGATAGTGATATTCAATTATATTCCTCATAAAGAAATAAATATATACTATTTTCCCATTTCCTTTCTAATCTTTGATGCTGATATATCGTAGATATTTTTTGGTGGTTCGTGTTCTATAACTTCGTATCCAACTGTCCTACCATAATTGATTGATTCAATATCAGGTATGACTATAACTTTGACCCTTCCCTCTTTAACTAAATCGTTTAGTTCTGATTTTATATTGTGTACAATCTTTCCACTGTACCACTCGTGGGTTTCGTCAGGGTTTTCGTCTCTAACTGCTATACAAACGTTTTTACCTTCATTTAATCTTTGGTCTATTAACCATCTATGTCCACTATGCCATGGTTGATATCTACCTACGAAAAGTGAGTATTTCATCTATACAATCCTCTATTAATCTATTATCTGTATTCATCCAAACATCATACTTACCTACTTCTAAGTCTTTAGTATGATAGTGTTCTCGTCCCCTGACTTCACTTGTGTATGTATAAATCATCATAGGGTCAAGGTCATGTATTTCATTTCTTACATCTTGATATGGACCAACAACTGATACAATAACTGTGAATCCTTTGTGGTGTAAGAAACGAATAAGGTCGTTAACCTTTCTTAAGTTGTTACGTCTACCTTGTTCAGAGTAATCTTTGTTCTGAAATATTTCTCTCATTTCATCACCATCTATTCTGATTGTTTTTTGGTGTGGTGATTTCTTATTTAGACGTTCTTCTAATGCGTTACCGAGTGTTGTCTTACCTGCGCCAGGTTGTCCGTAAAACCAATAAATCATTTCTTTTGTTTCTCGAATTTATCTCGTATTCTTTGATGAATTGGAATCGGGTCACCACCTTCATCAATCCTAACAAATGTAATTGATGTAGATAATATTAACTTTTGATTACCATCATATACGTTGTGTGCTCTTGCTTCAAGGTATGCTGTTATGGATGATTTACCAACCTTTTTAATCTGTCCATATATTTTTAGTAGTTGACCTTCTTTAGCAGGTTTCTTAAATATACATTCGTCAATCTTAACAGTCACAAGTCTTGGACTATCTACAAACTCAGTAGTAAATGCCGCTCCTGCTGCGTCAATCCATGCTAAAAGTTTACCACCAAACAAATTGTTATGAAGTCCTAAATCTGATTTCTTAATTGGATGTGTTGTTATTAGTTTCATTTTTTTGATAGGTGTTTAATAAAGATATGTCCTGCTTTATAGTTTGTTGCTAATGGTACATTGTGTACATCACACAATCTCATTAACATTGATACATCAACTTCATGTGGATGCTTACCAAGTGGGTCTCTAAAAAATATTACAGAAGATAGTTTACCTTCTGATACCATTGTTGCGATTTGTGCGTCACCACCCAATGGACCCGACAATACCTTCTGTACTCCCTTTACTCCCGCGTCTGTCATAAACTGACCTGTCGTTCCTGTTGTTACTATGTCTACATCTTCCCTGTTAAAAAAGTCTAATCGTTTCATAACGAATGAAACCATCTCTGCTTTTTTACCATCATGTGCTATTAGTGCTATCTTCATAATTAAAATGGTGGTTCACTTAACCAATTGGCTATATCCCACTTTATTTTTTTATCTCTTTGAGACTTCCACGCTCTATTCCATTGTTCTTTTAAATACTTACGGTGATGTGGTAGTAGTTCCTCTCTCTTATCAGTGTAATGTAATATACCCTGTAATACTGCCCATACTTTGTCTCTTTGTTTATTAGTTATTGTTTCAGAGTTTTCGATAAGTTTCCATAATATCAGAATCTTATCGGAATCAGTTTTGTGACTCCACAACCATTCTTGTTGCTCGTTCTTATTCTTCAACGCCATTTAAAAACTCTTCTATACTAATTAAACCTAAATCTTCTTCTCTATTTGCGTCCATGATATTATACTCATAGAATTCATTATTATTTTCTATTGGTTTTGTATCATGTAATTCGTTACGTTTTATAATACCAATACCCCAATCAGTATCAACAACACTAACGTGTAAATCTTTTCTTGTTGTTCTTAACTGATATATTGCTTTCCATACAGTCCCATTCCATGGTTCATAACCATATTCAGTTCTATAGGTTTCTCTTGCCATATGTGAGGTTGGTGGATTACAATCATGTAATACGACATATCCGTTTGGACTTAAAACTTCTAAAGAATTTTCTATATCTTTTTTTACTTGATAAGACTTATGTAATCCATCGATAAAGATTACATCATACTTTCTATTAGGGTCGTGTTCTTTTAAGTACTCAAAGAATGTATCAGATTCCATTTGATATGTGACAGGGTTTTCTTCAAACTCATAGCCAGGGTCGACACCGTGTTTGAGTTCACAATTAATCTTATCAAAACAATCTAAAGGATTACATACACCAATCTCAAGGTACTTTGTAAACCCGTTTACTTCTATTACTTTGTTTATTATATCGAATCGTAACATAACTTTTTTTGTACTCGGTAGGGGAATCGAACCCCTATTGCCAGGATGAAAACCTGAAGTCCTAACCGTTAGACGAACCGAGCATGATGTGGAGATAGTGAGACTCGAACTCACGACCCCTACAGTGCAAGTGTAGTGCTCTAGCCATCTGAGCTATATCCCCAACGAATTTATCCTTTTAAGATTTCCTTCTCGTCTGATTCAGATACAGGGATGTCGTGACCATACTCTTTTCCAAAGTACTCAGAAAGTGTTTCTAACTTTCCTGTCGCACTTTCGAGTTGTCCGATAAGTTTGTCGATTTCTTCTGTGTGTTGTGGGTGTTCCCCAATAGCCACAGGATTCTCAAAGTAGACTGATAGTCTTGCTTTTGCGTCCATGATATCTGCTGTATACTTTGCTTCAACAGCTTGGTATAATCTTCTTGAAACTTTACTCATAACAATTGTTTTTAATTAGTTAACTTTATATAAATATTATTTTATTTTTAATGAACCTTGTATAGGTTATACTTTAATGTTAGTTCTTCATTTGGTGAAATTTGTCTAAGTGTAAATAACATTAGATTTCCATCTACATCCTCTCTCACTTCACAATTAGGTTCTTCACTATGATTTATAAATCCACCTAATGGTGTTCTGATATATCCGTTTTCAAACTTATCATTGGCTACATGACTGACTCCTAAAAACTTTCCATGTATTAATGACTCAGTTGAATATAATCCCAATCCTTCAATATTAGATTGTTTGATTGTAACTTGTTTTGGTAATGGTCTATAGGTCATCTTTAAAATTGATTAAAATCTATTCCCTCTATTGGGGAAGTTTGTGAATTATTAGCTGCCTCATACCTGTCTTGTAAAACAGGATTTGATTTAAACGCTAATACATTCATATTTTGAATAAACATTTTTCTAATATCTTCTCTTGGGTGGGTTGTATATGTAGCAGGTAAAAACTCATCTGATACTATTATGTTTTGTTTTAGTGTTGGTACATTTGTTTCTACTAACTTTTTTGCTCCTTCATAGTTTAAAACATAACAATGAGTTTGATATGAATAACTTGGTTTGACCCAATTATCTAACCCCACGTTTGTATCTTTACCCTTAATTAATAATCTTGACAGAAATATTAAATCCCAATCATAATCTTTTAATTCATCAAAAGTGTTCCAATGAAACTTTTGTTTTGGATTAAAATCATCTTCTAATATTAATACGTTATTATATTCTCTTTCAACTACGTCTTCCCATATTCTAATATGAGAATGTACACCACCTGCTTCACCAACAGTTACAGGTCTTGTCCACCAATTGTTTTCACTATCTACCTTCCACCCATCATAGAACTTGATACCCATTTGTTCTCTCTTTTCAATCGTATCAAACTCTTCCTTACCATTTGTACCTCTCCACATTCTTATTGGAACATCGTTTGGTAAACCTAATTCTTTTACCTTGTTTGTTAATCTTTCTACGTTCTCGTTACTTCTATCTAACGTGATAACATAAACCATATCAAACTTAATACTTCGTTCTAATCGTGTTATATCCTCAGTCAGTGAAGTACCATACTCATTACCCGATTCAATATCCATAGATGTTTGTGCTATCCAATTATCATCGTCTGTTGGTGGTGCAATAAAGTTTAATGTTGGTTTAACAAATTCTCTGATGTCTTGTCGTGGATGTAGATTTATTGTTGATATCAAAAACTCGTCAAGTGGCATTAGATTATCTATTAAATTATAATCATATAATAGTTTTCTTAATCCTTCTCGTGTCAATATGTATGCGTGAGCATTGTAACTATATTGTGGATACACCCAATTGTCATTATATTTTTCTTCAGGTTTATCATATAACCACTCGTGGTCGGGTACACGTCTTCTACCCAAGTATAAACCATCTATATCATCGGGAATCATACCGAGGTCAGATAAAGATTTTTTACCTTCAAAGTCTTCTTCTAAAAACATACATACTTCATGTCCTTCATCGTATGCTTGTTTCCACATATTATAGTGACCTAATGCACAACCAACTTCACCATCTAACATTGGACGTTCCCACCATTCATTCCATGGATTCATTTCAGTCAATGCCCATGGATACTCATTATACTCCATATCTGTTTCTTTACCTATGATACCATCTATGACTTCATACGATACTTGATATGGTAAGTCCAAATCATCTAACCGACTTCCAATCTCACTATAATTTCCTTTTACGGATAGTACAAATATTTTATTGATTTGTTTAGTCACTTGATAATTCAGATAATCGTTGTTGAATCTTTTGAATCCAAAGTTTATTTTCTTGGGTGTTCTCCCCGTTAATTTTCATGTCTACTAACTCATTAACTAAGTCTTCGTATGATTTATCTTTAATCCATTCTTCAATGTGTTTTGTTAATCTATTCATTTAGTTCTTCTTCTTTAATTGTGTTATAAGTTCCGTAACGAATTCACCTGCGTATACCTTACTACCTATGTTCCAAGTAGTATTGAAGTTCATCGTAACATCGGAGTCTCCTTTTTTCCAATCATATAATGTAAATATAGCGCCGTCATCAATTCTTTCAAACACCCATTGTTTTTGAATTTTATTATCACCATTCGGATTGGGGAATGTAGGTGGACCAAACGCTTGTACCAATTGTTTATAGGACCATCCATTTAATCTATCCTTTAGGGACGTTCCACCCATCCTATTTATCGCGGTCTTTTCAGTTAATTTATTATATTTCATATGTGTAATTTAAAAATTTTCGTGTGTGTTTAGAAACTTGCGTTTCTTATATGCTTAATGCTTGTCGGGTCCTTTCCACCAAGACTTGAAAAACTCGGACCAAAATATCCAACCCGTTATAGGCCAGAGAAGGAGTCCGATTATCATTTGATATATATTGGGTTCAAACCTTTCCGTTAACCCACCGTGTTTATCTACCCAATCAAGTATCAAAAGGATTACAACGTTGTTCACACAACCAAACGTTATATAGTACGATATAAATTCTAATACTGTCATAGTTTGTTCTTATACTCTGAGTGTGTCAAGAACTCTACTCTTTCCCTATCCCACATATCGGGTGGACAATCCTGAGAGTTAACGAACCACTCTTTAATTATTTCACTTAATTCTTTTTCTTCTAACCTATGGAACGATGTCTCGTTACTGTATACCTTAGGATAGTCTAAGTAGTATGACCGTAGATTATCGTCTGATACTACGAAGGGTCGTTCTTCTACTTGTTCCCCCTTGATGAATTGGATGACTCCGTAGATATTGTTTACTTCCGCAAAATTTATCTCCATGGTAACATTGTCATTCCGATTTGATTTAGTATCCATTCCATAATTAGGAATATGATACCACAAACCACTATTTGATAGAACCACCATTTCCAACCCGTCAATGATAATGCCCACTTACGAAGTGGTGACTTCATTGCCCATCCGTACAATTTTTCTTTTATCTTTTCCATATCATCCACCACGGAGTTCTTGGTTTGAGTTCAATCTCATCAATCAACCACTTCAATCTTTCTGCTGCCATTATAGGACAATCCGACTCACACAACTCCGTAATCTGTTTTAAGTTCTTTACTATATGTTTTTGTTCACTATACTGCACTATTCAATGCTTTTTCAATTAACCAACTTGATGATTGTACTTTATCACCTAATCCCCAAACCATATCTACTCCCATAGAATCACAGTAATCTTCCTCAGGAATATTTCCTTTTCCTCTATCACCACCATTTCCAAATGCCATAGATAGTTCACCATCAAACTCTCTTCGATATGTATTAACAGCGGAATATATTCCATCACAAACTGTCTTATCGTTTGCACTTCTTGGGTTACATACAAAGGTTCTTGTTACTCCTTTAATACGAGACATGATATATTCTCTCTCATCTGCTTTCATAAAAGATTTACCTTTCTTTTGTCTTAACCAAAAATCATTATTTAGTATTACCCAAACTTCTTCTGCCATCTCTTGTGCTTTTTCAATCATTTCAAGATGACCTTTGTGGACAGGGTCAAACCCACCACTAACTAACATAACTTTATACTCTTTGTTTTGCATTTCTTTTCTTTCTTCTTTTTCTTTTGTCTTTGACATCTACAAATCTACCTTGATTTCCGATTCCATCATAATCTGCATCCAATCCATTATTATGTCTTGCGTAATAATTTCTCATCTCAGGGTCCTCTTCCATTTCTTTTCTTTGAGAGTTATGTCCCCAATATATTGCATACAATAAACCAAATAGATAGAAACAGAATATAATGAATCCTATTATAAACATCACCAACATATTACCTGTTATCATTTTCTTCTTTTATAATTTTTATTGTATCTTCTCTTAGGATAGAATCTCTTTTGAGGTCTTCTCTGTCTTATCGCAACTGATGCGGCTAATATTGATGGTACCCATATACCAACAAATATTCCTTCTAACTTCATACCACTAAACCATAGTGATACTGAATATAGGAATGATAGGAATGCTAAAATTATTGGGTAATATAGTTCCCAAAATAACATAACTTTTTTAAATTTATTCTTCATCTAATATATTTTTGATTTGTGTAAACGCTATCTGATGAGCGTCTACTTTACTTAGCGTTTTATCCTCTTCTTGAAGTTTACTCGCTAACTGTATTACTTCAAGTCTAATACCATATGCATTTGCTTCATATAGTATTTCTTCTAAATGTTCTGCGTTTGATATACTCATACTTCAAAGTATTTAAAAATTAAATAACCTAACAGGGCGATTCCAAGAAATACAACTGAATATTTTATTCCGAAGTAACTATTATTGTATTGTTGTTTACTACGGCCCTGTCTGTATTTCATATCTTCTTCTGTCATTGGTGCTCTATGTATCATATTAATAATCAAAATTAGGTTCTTCTTGTACAGGTCTACCCCTTAAGTACATTTTTAAAATCTTCTTCTCGTTCTTGAGTCGAATCCTATAGTCACTATAAGATTCCTCTTCTAATCTTTTGTTTCCTTTTAGGTATTGGGAAACACCGTTTGTAAAATCAAGAGTATAGTTTACATCCATTTCTTGATTCTCTTTCGGTAACATTTTATCTAAATCCATATTAATTACTTAGTTTTGCTTTTAGTGATTCGTGTGATTGATAGTTGGTTACTTTAAATTCAAACTCACCCTGAAGAATATCAGAACCTATGATTTCTAATTTAGGTAATTCATAACCAATTCTTTTTACTATTTCTTTTACTTGTGGTAAATGATTTTTATATATGTGTACATCACCGAAGTTTCCAATCAGTTGACCTGGCTCATACCCCGTTTCTTTACACAATATCATTAGTAACATACCATAAGATGAAATGTTAAAAGGTAACCCAAGGAAGACATCAACACTTCTTTGGTTCCATAAGAGAGATAACTTGTTGTCGTTACTAACGTAACATTGGAATCCATAATGACAAGGTGGTAGTGTCATAAGATGTAGGTCCTCTACATTCCAAGCGTTGACAAGATGTCGTCTTCCATGTGGGTTTTCTTTTAACGATTCTATTAAGTTTTTGATTTGGTCAATCCCGTTCCAATCCTTCCATTGTTTTCCATAGATTGGACCAAGGTCACCATGTATAAGACTAAAACTATAATCTTCTTTTATGTTCTTTATAAACTCATCTTTTGAAAGACCTGTCACTTGACCATCCATAGTATTCAAATATCGTTTGTATGCGTCACCTGTCCATATACCACAGTTGTCAAATAAAAGTTCTCTAATGTTAGTCCCACCTTTCAAGAACCATCTAAGTTCTGTAGCAATGGTTTTAAGTGGCATCTTCTTAGTAGTTAGTACAGGGAACCCATCACACATACAGTGTGAAAAAGAACCACCAAAATAAGATAGTGTTCCTGTACCTGTTCGGTCATTACGTTCTTCACCAAACTCTAAAACGTTGTGAATGATGTCTTGATATTGACTGTCTACTCTATTCATTTTATTCCACCTGATTCTATTGTGTTAATCATATCTTCAATGATTCCGTGCCACTCACCATATTTGTCTCTTGATTCTTCATCGGTGTTTTGTTCACACCTACGTTTAAAATCAAGTTTAACAGCAGTTAATAAGTGTATTAGCACGTCTTTCATATAATTTTATTTAACTATAATATACAAAATTCTGGCTTCAAATCCAAATTATTTCTTATGTTTTTTTGATTTATTTTCCTTAGATGGAATGAGATTTCCATCTGCGTCATACTCAGGTGCGTGATAAAATTCAAACGCTATCCATATCCATACGAGTACGAATATACTTATTGCTAATCCTATTGATAAATTCATTTTTGTTTTATATTAAAATCTATAAGTTAATCCTACTGCTACAAAAAACCCACCTGTAGCAATTGCTAATGTATTTGGGTTCATTTCAAATTTGGGTGT